TAAAATGTATAATGAGGTTTATACCTCTTATGGAACTGATTTTGTCGCAAAGCAATGCGCTATAATAGCGGTTAATGAGATTATAGACTGTCTTAAATCATTTGCTGACTCAGACGACTGGAAAAAAGTAAAAGAAGAAATCGAAAAGCTATGACACGAGAGGAAATAATAATAGAACTCAACCACAGAGCAACCCAAAAGTATTTGGTATACTTGGCCCTCCAGGAAATCATGCTGGATTATTACGAAGACATTACTATGTTAAAAGCGTTTGACGGCGACTTAAAAACCAAGCACAAAAACATGATTAACGCGCTTAAAAGAAAGTCAACCGAGGCGTTTAGATTCCTGGAGAATTACGATGGCGGAGAGGCTACAATTAAGCAATTTCACGAGTTTGTGACCTTATTTGAAAAGCTACATCATTCGATTGACAAGGGTGGCTCTTTGTTTCACGATTGCCTTAATGCAATAGAACTAATTTTAGACAACAATGAGGGGACGAAATCTAACTGAGTATCAAAAGGAGCTAATATTTGAAGCCTGGCAAGACAGAAAGCAAATAAAGGTAATAGCTCAAGAAATGGGACTTTCTTACGGTTGTATTTATTTTCAACTAAAAAAGCGCTCGCTGGTTGGTTAAATCGAAAAGGTTTATATTTGTGTATTAAATGAGAGATTTAAGAGGTCGGAGCCTTGAATCTTTCATAGGTGAAATTCACCCAAGGCCCATCGACTCCGACACGATAGGGCCTTTTTTATTTTACTTATGAGCGGATGGATTAAGGTACACAGGCAATTATCAAACCATTGGATTTGGGATAAACCCGAATATTTAAAATGGTGGTTGGACATTTTAATGCAAGCCAACATCGAACCAAAGAAGGTTTTAATTAAAAACCAGCTTATAGAAATCAACCGAGGAGAGGTTGTTTATTCTTATGAAACCTGGGCAAATAGATGGAAAATTAACAAATCTAAAGTTTTAAGGTTTTTAAAAATGCTGGAGAAAGATTCAATGATTGTGTTAAAAAGCGAAACGGTTACGACACGGATAACTATCTGTAAATATGACACTTACCAAGGTGAGCGAAACGATAGTGAAACGCAAGTGAAACGCACACGAAACGCAAGTGAAACGCAAGTGAAACCAACTAAAGAAGTAAAAGAATTAGAGAAGGAAATAAGTAAAGAAATGTTTATCTCTTTGGATGAGATTACGCAAGAGATGGCAAAGGAAAAGCCAATGCAAAGACCTTACTTTTTAAGGATGCAAGAAATACACGGAATAAGTGAAAGCCAGGTAAAAGACTATTTCACTAAATGGAAAATATTAAAGGAAGGAGAAGCAATGACAATAAGCAAAGCTCAGAACTCATTTAATCTTTACTTGAAAAATAGTTTAACCAGCAATCAAGGCACAAAAGAAATTGAGCCTCCTAAATACGCTAAATCAACAATAGAGGATAACTGGTGGTAAGATGAAAGAGATACAAGAATTAAACAACCTAAATAGAAATGTTTGGGGATTGATTGTACAAGCTCAGCAAACTAAGAATTGGGCATTAATGGAAGTAAACCTAAAAAGGTTGTACGCTCTACCAAAAAAGTACGTCAATATTATAAATTTACAAGATTATGAGATTAAAGGTACTAAATTAGCATTGCAAGAAGAGGCAAGGCAAAACAGGATATTTGAAAGGCAATGGTTTACAGACCTAGCCAAGAAACAAGGCAAATACAACGAACTTAAAACGGAAATAGATAAATACTTTTTTTAATGAAAAAACATAACAAAGAGTTCGACCTAGATTTTTGCGAGGCATCTATTAAGACATTTGCTGGCCAACGCGAGTCAATGCTAAACAATTTCCGTAAAGGCAAAGAGGCTGGAAGTAAAACCTATGTAAGGGATATCGACCAAGTAACCAGTGGAGGACTGCAAAATAAGATGTGGTCTTGGAAGGCTGGAGAGTTTAACTTGTGGACGGGTTACAACAACGAAGGTAAATCGCAATTTCTTATTTTTCTTTGCGTCTTAAAGGCAATAAATGAGGGTTGGAAGTTTGCGTTTTTCTCTCCTGAAAATTATCCTCCTGACGAGTTTTTTGATGACATAATACACACGATAACTGGCAAGAGTACCGACCGAGCTTACAAGAATTTTGACCTTAGCGAAGAGGAATATTTAAACGCTTTTGATTTGGTAAAGGATAATTTCTTTTTTGTTTACCCTGAAAAAAACGGAGTTCCTGACTTTAGGATAGAACAGATTGAAAGTGTCTTTGAGTTTCTAGTTTGGGAGAGAGGAGTTAACGCGGTAATTGTTGACCCGTACATAAAAATTCGTCATGAGATGTCCCCAGGAGAGCAAGAGCATTTGTACGCCTCGCGCTTTATGATGGATAGAATTAATTTTACCCGAAAGAATAATGTGAGCTACCATTTGGTAATGCACCAAACCACGCCACGAAAAGAGAAAGACGGCAATTATCCGCCTCCAAGTCTCTATCAAATAAAGGGGGGGGGTACCTTTGCAGATTCGACCGACAATACAATAAGCGTTTGGAGACCTAATAGAGCAACCGACCCTAACGATACAACGGTAATAATTAAGACGGATAAGATTAAGAAACAAAAGCTGGTTGGAATACCTTTCGAGATTACAATTGATTTTAACAGAAAGCGCAACCGTTACATTGGTAAAGATGGATTCGATTACTTTGCAAACGCAAATGTTAAAAGCCATCAATTCCCAGGAGTAGAAAAGTTTCCCAATTTGGGAACAAATAATTTTGACTTTGAAACAGAAACTAAATCACCATTTTAATATGAGACACGGCTCACTATTTAGCGGAATTGGAGGTTTCGATTTAGCATCGGAATGGATGGGATGGGAAAACGTATTCCATTGCGAATGGAATGAATTTGGACAAAAAGTTTTAAAATATTACTGGCCTAAAGCAATAACTTACAATGATATCACCAAGACAGATTTCTCTATTCACAGAGGAACAATTGACATCCTTACAGGTGGATTCCCTTGCCAGCCATACTCATCCGCAGGAAAGAGACTTGGAAAAGAAGACGAGCGCCATTTATGGCCCGAAATGCTTAGAGCAATTCGAGAGATTCAACCGAGCTACGTCGTGGGCGAAAACGTTCGCGGCCTTACTAATTGGAATGGAGGGTTGGTATTCGACGAGGTGCAGGCTGACTTGGAAGCTGAAGGCTACGAAGTTACACCGTTTTTACTTCCAGCTTGTGCCGTTAATGCACCGCACAAAAGAGACAGAATTTGGTTTGTGGCCTACTCCATGTGCAAGGGATACACAAGGCCCACAAGCACAAGAATTGAAGAGGATAAGGGGAGAGAATTATACAATGAAAATAGAAAGCATACCTGGAAGAATAAGAAAAATAACTGGTGTAATTGGCCAAATCAACCCTATGTTTTATTGCGAGATAATGGGTTTCCCGGAAGATTGGACAATCAAACCTTTTCTTCAATCAGAAGAGAATCAATCAAAGCAGGAGGAAACGCAATAGTGCCTCAAGTAGTACATCAAATATTTAAAGCAATTGAGCAGTACAACGAACTAGATAAACAGCTGACAATATGAAAAGCACCTATTTTTTATCAAACAGAAAGGAAAAGAAATCGCTTAAGTTGATTAGACAAATACAGATGTTTTGTCAGCGCAAAAACATAGATTTAAACTCAGATATTAAAATTGAAATAAGTGAAGCTATGAATTCAGAAACAAAGTTTAACACGATTAAAATAACTATTAACTAAAAAAACCATGAGCAAGATTTACGGCGGAAACGCAAAGATTATTCAGACCAAGTTTGGCGAAATGACAAAGATTAGCCAAAGCCGTAGCGATTTAGAAAAGCTATTGGCATACCTAAACGCAAACGATTCAGAATGGGTAAACCTGGTATTAAAGGAAAAGCAAGAGAAAGTAGAAGGCAAGCCAACACATTATTTGGAGGTTGACGACTGGAAGCCAGTACAAGTGGCAAACAAGCCATTAGAGAAACGAATTGACGAAACCGATACTTTACCTTTCTAATGAAAAAAAATGATTTGTACGCAATCTTTGTGGCGCTTGTAGGGATTACCCTACTGGCGTTGCTAAAGGTTTCTAGTTTGCTGCTTTTTGTAGTGGCTTTGGCTTTGTGGACTTTGGCTTGGTCTTGGATTTACAAAAAATGTAAATGATACAATTTAAATTAAACGAGAAACCACTAAGCGTTAATGAAGCCTGGCAAGGCAAACGCTTTAAGACCGAAGAGTATAAGAATTACGAGCGGACGATAATGTTTATGTTGCCAAAAGCCGAAATTGACCCAAACCAAATGTTGAGGATTGAGTTTTTCTTTGGCTTTAGCAACAAGGCTAGTGATTTAGACAACCCAGTTAAGTTGCTTATTGATATCGCGCAAAAGAAATACGGCTTTAACGATAAAAACGTGTTTGAGTTAAATGTTCGTAAATGCTTGGTTAAAAAGGGCGAGGAGTTTATACAGATGGGGATTTATAATTTATTGCCGTTTTAAACAAAAATGTTGTTTATTACTTGTATTATAATCCTAATCTTATATTTGCCTAAAGATTAAACAAATGAGCATTTACGAAGGGTTACTCATACGAAAGGCACGAAAAGCCGCTGGTTATACGCAAGAGCAGTTGTCCGAGAAAATCGGACTGTCCTTGGCTCCAATTAACCAGGTCGAAAATGGTTGGGAAAGCATAAGCCTAAACAGATTGAGGCAAATTTGCGAGGAGATTGGCTTAGAGGTCATAATTAGACGAAAAGATGCCGAGAATCCAGCCAACTAAAACCGATTATTCGTTGGAGATTCGTTACCGACTACGAGACGGACAATGGTCGCCTTGGTCAAATAAAGGTAAAGGCAAGTTTGAGACAATCGAGCTTGTACAAAGGCAAATTAGAACGCTGGCGGCATCTTATCAACTTAGAGAGAAAGAGGTACGATTTGAATGGAACGGAGTACTTTGCGACTTTGCTGGTAATAAGACTGGCGAAGTCATTACACTTAAATAGTTAGTTTTGGGTTTGTGTTAACTGGAAAGCCTTGCTCAATCGGGCAAGGTTTTTTTACTTAAATTTGTGATTATGAAACCGAGCTTACATTGGAAACACGAAGACAAGAAAAAAGCTTTTGAGCATATCATTAGCGAAATATGCCTTGGAAAAAGTTTGCGTTCAACAATTGAGGCAGATTCTAAAAACTTACCAGCGGTTAAAACTTTTTTAGATTGGATATCTGAAAATGAGGAAATGCGTAACCAATACGCGAAGGCAATGACTGTTAGAGCGGAGTTAAAGTTTGAAAGCATTGAGCAAGACTATTCAGAGCCTCCACAAAGAGATGCGGAAACTGGAAAGATAGACCCAGGATGGGTAAGCTTGCAAAGATTAAAGATAGACGCAAAGAAATGGGAGTTGTCTAAGCTAATGCCTAAGAAGTACGGCGACAAGCAAGAAACAACCCATATTTTGGAAACGCCAATATTTACAGGAATCGACCTAAATGTTCCAAAAGACAACGGCGCAAGCTAAAATCTCAAAGCTGAGAAAAAGAGTAAGGATTGTACAAGGTGGCACCTCATCGTCCAAAACCTTTTCGATTTTGCCTTTGCTTATTACTCATGCAATGCAGACTCCCTATACCGAAATTTCGGTTGTGGCTGAATCAATCCCACATTTAAAACGTGGCGCGGTTAAAGACTTTTTAACTATAATGGTCATGACTGGCAATTATCG